ACTTTATAAGCAGCTTTAGCAGCCCTAGCACAAGCATCTAATGGTTTCTTTTTCTTTTTCATTTTTTCTTCCTTTTTTTTGACTATTTAGGAAGTTTTTTAATTGATTTAGTTTTTTTAGCCCACTCTTTAGCAATTTTTGGGTGGGTAGCAAACATAAATTTAACTTGTTGTTTTGATTTAAATGGCATTATTTTTTACACTTTCTACCTTTAGGACAACTTGCTTTAGAACCGCCGGGACCAGCCCACAGATTCTTACAAGCCCAGTATCTAGCTGATAGTTTATTAGTTGCTGAAGAGCAATTATGGCGTGCTTTAAAAGATTTACGAGCTTTTGCTGAATAGTTATGACCATATCCAGTAGCACCATAATGAATAATCTTTTCTTGACCATTAGCACATGCTTTTACAACACGCTTTTTATTAGGATTTGGGGATTTGCGTGGTTTATTACATGGCATATTTGCTTTATTTAGTTTTCTTTTCATAGTTTAATTCCTAATTGTTGAGCAACTTTAGCAATATTTTCTCCACCAGTTTGTTCTAAGTCTTGTTGAGCTGCCTGAGCTGCTGTATTAATAACACCACTAGAAATAGCCTGACCAGCCTGTTGTTGCATTTGCATTTGCATAGCTTGTGCTTGCATTGCTTCTTGTTCTCTTCTAATTTCTTCTTCTGATTTAACCCACATTCTTGGATCAAAACCAAGAGATGATATTAAAGCTTTTGAATAAGAATCCCATTTAAATGTTTGTAATGCTTGTGGAGGTAGGTTTCTAACCATTTCTCCCATTTGCATTAATTTTTGTAAATCAGAATCTCTAGATAATGCTTGAAGACCTGTTACAATTTCTACATTTAATGTACCATCTTTTTCAAAAAATTGTTCATTTAGTCTTTCATCAAGATCACCATTAGATAACATAATAAAAACAACTCTTTTAACAATTGGTTCCATTAGATCTCTTGCAATAGCAGAGAATGCACCACCTAAAACTGTTTCTAATTCTGAACCAATCATTCTAACTGCTGTTGCAGTAACACGATCACCAGTAGGCAAAGCACCTCTAGTCATTAAAAAGGCTTCTGAAACTTCTGATCGCATTTCTCTTACGGCTGCTTGAGTAGAAGCAATTTGTGGGTTTAAAGTATTAGATGGGCTAATACAAAATACATCTTGTTGCTTTGCTGGAACAAAAGAACCATTAGATGCAGTAGCAATATCATCTATTTCAGTTAGACCACCGGGATCTACTCCTATCCAAAATGTAGAACCAGCTGCCATGCCTTCAATATGGGCTTGTGTATAGTTTTCTAAACTTGTTAAATCACCAAGAATATCTTCACAATGGGATCTACCATAGTTTTCTCCAACAATACCATACCATCTTAATGGAACTAAAGGTAATATAGTTACTTCGCCTTCTGAAAATAAATTACCATCAGCATCTTCTTTTTTACCAATCCAAGATTTTTCATCTTCACTAAGTAAATACTGACAATACAAAGTTTTATAACCGTGTCTTACTTCAAGATTACCACCATTTTGTTGTTCAATGTATTCTTCAACAGGATCAATTGGAATATATTCTAAATAAATAATTTCAATTACCTTACCATATACATTTCTTTGTACAACATATTGATCAACTCTTAAATTTCTAAATGAAAAATCATCTTCAATTACTGTCATAACATCACCAACAATAATTAGATGTTGTAATGCTTGAAATAAAGTATCTCTTAGGTTTTGTGATACAACTTTGTTATATATTTGAAAACTAAGTGTTTCTAGATATGCTTTTATTTCTGGAGTTGGTTCTGCCCCATTTTTTAAATTTAATTTGAAGAAAGGAGAATCGTTTAGTGGCATTAGTGCTGATAACATTTTACTAGCCATTGCAGTAACGCCACGGCTTGCAATTGAAGAATATGGTTGTGGTAAACTAGAATCTTCAGCCCATCCTCTTGGTGGCAATACTGAAGGAATAGTTAAACTCGCACATTTTCTTGCAATATCTAAACGATACTGTCTCCTTCCATCTAAGGTTCTAAACCTTTCAGCTAGTGTTTGTTCAGCCATTTTTTATCCTTGTGGTCTTTGTAAGTATGGTTGCATTGTTCCTGAATATAGAGATCCAAACATACTTTGTAATCTTTGTGTTTCTTCTTCAGATAAAGTAGTAGCTCCTGTTTCTTCTGTTTGAGCTTGAATTTCTTTTGCTATTTCTTCTTCAGCAGCTTGCTGAGACATAACAGCTAATCTTTCAGATTCTTTTTGAAGTCTTAGTTGTTCTTGCTCTGCTGATCTTCTTTCTGATTCGTACTTAGATAAATTTTTTTGTCTTTCTTTTTCAGCATCTGCTGCAATTTTAGCTTGTTTATCTAACATAGCACTATATTCAGCAGATGACATTCCACCAGATACTCTTGGTCCTCCACCCATAATAATTCTCCTTTAGTTAGGTCTTTGTATAAAAGTTGCTTTTTTAGCTAGACCAGAATATGATGGCCTATCTTTTGAAATCGCTATATCTAAAGCTGCTCTTCTAGAAGCAATAACATTTCCTTTTGGTTTATTAATTGCTTTTTGAGAGTCTAAAATATTAGTTATTTGTTTAACTGTATCTTCTTGTGTTTTTACAGCAATATCGTATTGCTTTTCAGAAATTCCTAATGTTTTTTGTAATTCTGTTAAGGCAGATCTATAAGCAGTTTCTGAAAGTGTTGCGTATTTTTTCGCATCATCTAATCCATATTTATACATATTAGATGCTGCATTTGCTCCAGTAATTTTACCTCTATTATCAACTTGATTGCTGGCTGTTTGTAAATAAACTTTAAGAGAATCGTACATTTTTTTAGTATTTGCTTGTGCTTCTGTAACTAATTTGTTATAATTAGAAAGACCCATACCAGAAAACATTTGAGATTTTCCTAAATATTTATTTACTAAAGAATTTTCTTGAGCAGCTAAAGATAAAACATTTTTAAATGATTGATTTGTTTTTTCAAAATTAGAAATATATTCTTGTTTCCATAACTCTAAATCATTAGTTTGTCTAAGACCTGCAAATGAACCTCTATTAGATGTTGCTGAATATCCCTCAACATAATAAGGATTTGTTTTATTACTTAAAATATCATTTACTACATTATGAAAAGTTCCAAGTTTAAAATATTTTTTTCCTTGTACTAAACCACTTCTTGTAGTTGGTCCAGTATATGTATAATTATATATTTTATCTTCTAAACTTTTATCAGAAAAGATTTGTTTTAAATAATCAGCTTGAAATTTATTTATACCTTGTGTATAATTTTTAGGATTACTTAAAATAGAAATCATTCTATCTTTATCTAATAATTCTTCACGTTCAATTGACTTATATCTTTTACCATTTGCAATAACAAATCCAGTTTTTGAATTTTTAAGTGCATTTCCACTAAGAATATAATTTTCAAAACCAGAAGCTTCCCAAGAATCAAAATAAGTAGAAAAAGGAGATCTTGGGTGTAATCTAACAGATTTTACAGTTCCCTGTGTAAATAAATCTAATGCTTTTGCTTTTAAGTAGTTTTCATCTTGTGTTGGGTTTTTATAAGTATTACCATATGCAGCTAATTTAGCAAAACCAGTACCTGTTCCTTGTGTTGGTAATCCAGTTCTAGCTTTTTCTCTAAGTGTTCTTAATGTAGAAATATCTTTTTGAGATAGTTTTAGTGGTTGTTTTTTACCAGATGGAGTTCTTTTTTGACTTTGTGCTAAATTTCTAGTTGTAATTTCTTGAGCTTTTTTTGTTATATCGCTAAGATATGCTTGAAATTTAGACATTAAATCTCTCCTTCTGTTGTTTTTCGTAGATTGTTTTTAATTTTTGAACTACATCTACTTGACCAGCAGCAAATGCTGATTCTCTAGTAAAATCTTCAGAGCTTAAATCCTGATTGTATGGTAGTGGTTTGTATAGTTTCTCCAGTATTATTATTAATTGCTCGTCTATCTTGGGAAAGTTGTGTTGATTTGACATACTTTAAATCTTCTATTTCTTTTTCAAGTGTTTCGATTTTTTCAAATAAAGTTTTAACTACTAAAGCTAGTTCTGCTGTATTTAAAGTAGAACCTAGTTTTAAGCGTGTTGACATTTGTTCTTTTGAATACATATATTACCTCAAGATAGATCAACAATTTCACAAGCACCAGCAGTACATGCCATTGCATGAGAAGATTTTGTTGTATCTGTTAATTCGTATGTTTGTAGTAATGACCAATCTACTTTTATTTTTGGATATAAATTGTATGTTTTAGCATCAATTTCTTCAAATGGAGCTTGAGCATAAACATGATCAGATTTTGGTAAAAACGAAATACCAGAAATTTCATTAAAATTTTCATATACCCATTGTCCTACTGCTAAAAACTCATCATCACCATAAGATACGGTAATTGATGGTTTATGATGACAGTAGTGTTGTTGATATGCGTGCCATAGTTCAAGATGTTCAATTGCTCTTAATGACTTTTGTGTTATTGAATCTTCTGGTGCTTTTTGAGCAAAAGTAAAGATTCCAGTTGATTCTGAATTCATAACACAATCTTCACAAGGAACTCCAGCATCTTTCATAAATTGATACATTGGGTCTTTTTTATCAATACGAACTCGTCTATAATAGAACTGAGAGTATCTTGGATGAAGACCGCTAGCAGAATTAGCAAGACAACTTGTAGTACCTTCTGGCTTAATACATGTAATTGATTTACTTGGATTAATACCAAGTTTTTCTGACCATTCTAAGTTTACCTTTACGGCATGTTCTCTAAATGATTCTAAAGCGTGAGCAAGTTTACCCATTCCTTTAGAGCCATTCATAAGAGCATTATCAAAGATACCAGTCATTGATACTCCAAGCAATCTTTCTTCTTTACAATTATCTTCCCATTCTTTAGCAAGATAAGGAAAATGTGTAAAAGTACTTTGGATTGTACCAATAATAGTAGCAATTTCAATCTTCTTTTTGATTGTTGCTATTGTATCTTCTGGTTTCAGAATAATTGTACTGAGGTTGCAAAATTGATTCGGCCTGAGAATTATCTCTGAACATGGGTTTGTACCATACTCTATGTCTATTTTTCTTCCAGATTTTTCCGCTATTGTTCTCATTGCGTGTCGATTGCATATTCCTCGTTCTCCTGAATGTGAGTTATACAATTCAGTCCATTCCTCTAGGAATTGACCAAGTGGTGGACGATTATAATAGACGGCTGAGTTATTAGCAAGTGCTCTATGACCACTAGATGCCCACCAAGATCCGCTCTTACATTTTGCCATTTCACGGTCTGAAAGATCAGACAATGAAATCATGGCAGATCTACGAACACCACCAACAATTACTGATTGTGCAATTTTACAGCAAATATCATGGCACTCTAAAGCAGTTAATTGTCTACCTTGAGCAGAATAAAGAGTCTGTGTAACAAATCTAAACACTTCTTCTAATGGACCGGGACCGCTTGCACGACCACCAAATGTTTTTAGTTTTGCTCCAGCTGATCTTACCGTACTAGTATTCCATTTTGG